GAAAAGAGACGGTGGATTTGAGCATAACGATAAATTTTATCCCCAAGAATTTTACACTCAGGAAGCCATCCTTGACGCAGGGTCATATGGCACTGAATCAGAAGCTATTGCAGCATTCGAGGCATGGATAGCATCAGCATAATGGCGAAACAAAATATTACCCTCTTAAAGTGGTGGGTACAAGTAACATGCATTGTATTTGCTAGTGTAGTTGCCAACGAACTAGGGTGGTGGCAAGCACTTTGGGATGCTGACATCACTAAAATTAGCATGGTTATACTTGTTGTATTCGCATTAACAACAATGCTTACTGGATATATTAGCAAAAACTACCAAGATAAAAAAGCACAGTCATTAAGCAATTACGTATGGTTTTCTAGTGAGGCTATGATTACTCTAGGAATGATTGGCACCGTAGCAGGATTTTTGCTTATGCTAGGCAGTGCCTTTAGTAACCTTGATGTTACAAATATCGCTAACGTTCAAGCAGCTATCGCAGACATGGCCATTGGAATGAGTACTGCACTCAGTACCACTTTAATTGGATTAATTTGCTCAGTCCTAATAAAAGCACAAATGGTTATTTTGGAGAACAGTTGGGATGTCAGCACAACAGAAGTACAAGAGTAGCTTCGGGTTTATCGATCTCTTATTTAATCTACTAGTAGGGTTTACATTTATGTTTATCCTGGCTTTTATGCTGATTAATCCAATAGCTAAAAAGCATGACTTTGATCCCAAAGCTGAGTACATGGTAGTAATGACCTGGGATCCAAAGAGCCCAACAGATATAGACATGTGGGTTCAAGATGACTTAAATAATGTTGTTAGCTTTCGTGACAAAAACAAAGGACTTATGCATTTAGATAGAGATGACTTGGGGTATAAAAACGATATAATTTTTAATAAAACCACCGGTGAGAAGGTTAAATTTGAGACTAACAGAGAAGTATTAACTATACGAAGCAGGGTTCCTAGATCAGTAACTGTTACTGGCCATTGGTTTTCCAAAAGAGTTGACCAGACTATAAATCCTGAAACAGTTACGTTTGAATTAATTCAACTTAATCCATACAGAGAGATAATAATTAAATCTCTGGTTTTAAATGGCCCAGGAGACGAAAAACATGCTCTGGGATTTACAATAACAGATGACGGTGAAGTTGAACTAGATTTAGATAATACTGATCTAATTGTTAACAAGGCATCTAACATGTCCCAATACAAGGATCCATTTACTCCAGGAGAACCAGAATAAATGTTTGATTTTAACATTACTACTACTCAACTAGCTGCAATTTGGATGTTTGCTGGGGTAGTCTGTATGGTTCCTATGTTTGTTAACTCTTCTTGGCAGAAGTTTCTAATTATCCCTGTTGTGTTCTTTGCTATTTGGTTAAGTTTTGATACTAACAAAGAATTTATTGGATCTCCAATGCATGAAAAGCCAGCTAAGTTTATATACAAGCACCACACTACTGGTAACTTTGATAACGAAAAATGGATTACTCTCTGGGCCATGGTCGACAAGAAAGACAGACTGTATAGGTTTATATATGATGCCGCTACCCAAAAAGAATTAAATAAGGCTAAGAAAAAAGCACAAGCCGGAAAGGCAACTATCGGAGAGTTTAAAAAGCGTAAACTCAAGAATAAACTTGACCGTACTGACAGAACTAAACTTGAAATATATGATTTTCCTTACCAAGAAGCATTTCCTAAAGGTTGACGTTCAACACATTGTAGTATATAATACATTATAAACTTAACAAGAGGAATTTTACATGAGCAACGGCGATCGCGTCTTTACGCAAGAACAAAAAGCAAAACTTACATACTTAATTCAAGAAGGCATGACTGTAATGCAGGAAGTTGATGACCTTTCTGAAGGACTCAATGATACTGTTAAAGCAGTTGCAGAAGAGTTCGAGATTAAACCATCAGTACTTAAAAAAGCAGTTAAAACAGCATATAAGGCTGACTTCTCCAAGCATAGTGAAGATTTAGCGGAACTCGAGAATATCTTGGCTACCGTTGGCAAACTTCAGTAGTAGGCTAATAGAGTTCATTAAGGCTAGCTATCACGCTAGTCCTAAGGCCTTTTACTGTGAGATGGTTGAAACAACCTTGCTTATAATAGCAAGTGCTATTTTAACCTTTACAGTATTAGATCCAGCAACTACTCTGTTTGTACCTTTATATCTCCTGGGAAGTATTCTAGGAGCAATAGCATGTGTATTGCGAAAAGCATTCTTTGCTGTAGTGTTATGCGGATGGTTTACTATGATGTATTCAATAGCATTAATTCAGCTTTACTGGGGGATTTTATGAGTCAAGAAAAGAAACCACACCAATGGTTGAGTTGGCTAGCTACTATTGTATTAGTGGGAGCGGCAAGTTTAGCCAGTTTTGTGCCTGAATGGTACTGGCATCACGCGGCATTTATCGTTGGCAATGCACTATGGATTGCTGTAGGATATCTGTGGCGAGAAAACAGTTTACTATGGCTTAACATTATGTTAACATTAATATATATTGTAGGATTAATTGTATGAGCTATGTCGACGCTTGGTTTGATAAACAGCATGATAGGATCCATGCCGTAGAACGTGTAGAAGGACGCAGGGAGTACAAAGAGTTCCCTGCTAACTATACATTCTACTACAACGATCCACGTGGTAAATTTAAAACTATCTACGGCAATCCTGTATCTCGATTCAGCACAAAGCACGGTAAAGAGTTCCAAAAAGAAGTTCGGATGCACGACAGAGGTTCTTTATGGGAAAGCGACTTTAATCCAGTGTTCCGTTGTCTAGCAGATAACTACTTGGGTGTTGATGCTCCTAAACTGCAAACTTGTTTTTTCGATATTGAGGTAGACTTTGATCCCCTGCGCGGATATAGTAGTCCAGACGACCCCTTTAATGCTATTACTGCTATCAGTTTATACTTAAACTGGATGGATCAAATGATTACATTGGCAATTCCTCCCAAAAGTTTAAGCATGGAATCTGCAAAGGATCTAGTAAGCGAGTTTTCCAATACGTTTTTGTTTGAAACAGAAGGTGAGATGCTATCTACCTTTCTAGAGCTTATTGAGGACGCAGACGTTCTTAGTGGATGGAACAGCGAAGGATATGATATTCCGTATACTGTTAACCGTACTATCCGTATACTAAGCAAGGATGATACTCGTAAGTTCTGTTTGTTTGGACAATATCCCAAGAAGCGCACATTTGAACGCTTTGGCTCAGAACAAAACACATATGATTTAATTGGCAGGCAGCATCTAGACTATATGCAACTGTATCGCAAATACACTTATGAAGAGCGACATAGTTATGCACTGGATGCTATTGGTGAATATGAACTTAATGAGCGCAAGGTACAATACGAAGGCACACTGGATCAATTATACAACCAGGACTTTAAAAAGTTTATTGACTATAACAGGCAGGATACTGCACTGCTAGACAAGTTAGATAAGAAGCTCAGATTCATTGATTTAAGTAACGAACTAGCACATGCTAACACAGTGCTACTTGCTACCACAATGGGTGCGGTTGCTGTGACGGAGCAGGCAATTATTAACGAAGCACATGAGCAAGGATTGATTGTTCCTAATAGAAAACATCACGGAGACGAAGAACGTGTACGAGCGGCTGGTGCTTATGTTGCAACTCCTAAACGTGGGTTACATGACTGGGTTGGCAGTATCGATTTAAACAGTCTGTATCCTAGTATTATCCGTTCGTTAAATATGGCTCCAGAAACTATTGTTGGACAACTTAGGATGTCCATGACTGAGAAGCATATCGCAAGCAGAATGGAGAGCGGTGCTACATTTGCTGGTGCTTGGGAAGGAATGTTTGGTACGCTAGAATACAAAGCCGTTATGGATATGGACGTAGGTACGGAGATTACTATTGACTGGGAACTAGGTGGTGACGACACACTGAGTGCCGCAGACACATGGCGATTAATCTTTGATAGTAACAAGCCCTGGATCTTAACTGCTAACGGAACAATCCTCACGCACGAAAAGAAAGGCGTGGTGCCTGGACTACTAGAACGCTGGTATACAGAACGTCAAGAGATCCAAGCAAAGATGCGCACTTGTGAAGGTGAAGAGCGTGCCTTCTGGGACAAGCGACAACTAGTTAAGAAGATTAACTTAAACAGTTTGTATGGTGCTATTCTTAATCCAGGATGTAGATTCTTTGATCATCGTATTGGGCAGAGTACTACACTAACTGGCAGAGCTATTGCTAAACATATGAGTGCAAAAGTTAATGAGTTACTAACTGGCGAATATGACCACACTGGCGACTGTATTGTTTATGGTGACACTGACTCGGTATACTTCAGCGCATGGCCTGTTATTAAAGATGATGTAGAAAGCGGAAAGATGGACTGGGGTAAAGAACAGTGTATCCAACTTTATGATCAACTAGGCGAGGCTGTTAACGAAACATTCCCTAGCTTTATGGAAACCGCATTCCATACTACTCGCAAACACGGCGAGATTATGGCGGGTGCTAGAGAAGTAGTGGCACTAAAAGGATTGTTTATCACTAAAAAGCGGTATGCGGCACTTGTTATTGACAACGAAGGACAGCGTTTTGACATAGACGGTAAACTAGGCAAGATGAAAGCCATGGGTTTGGATCTCAAACGTTCAGATACTCCGCTTGTTATGCAGGAATTTATGAGCAGTTTGTTATTGGATGTTCTTACTGGCAGTGAAGTGGATCATGTAGTAGACAGGATTAAAGACTTTAAATATCAATTTAAAGATCAACCTGGTTGGGAAAAAGGCACGCCCAAGCGTGTTAACAACTTAACCATGTATACTGCTAAAGAATGGTCTACTGATAAAAAAGGCGTAGACACCTGGAAAGGCAAAGCAAACATGCCTGGACACGTTAGGGCCGCTATCAACTGGAATCGCTTAAAGAAGATGCATGGGGACAACTATAGTCAGAGTATTATTGATGGTATGAAAACTATTGTTTGTAAACTAAAACCTAATCCATTGGGATACACAAGCGTTGGTTACCCCACAGATGAATCGCATTTACCACAGTGGTTTAAAGATTTGCCGTTTGATGATAGTCTAATGGAGGCAACTATTGTAGACAAGAAGATTGATAACTTACTGGGCGTACTTGACTGGGATCTAGCAGGAAAAACACAGACTGAGAACCAATTTGATGATTTATTTAGCTTTGGGTAATATGCGTATATAAATATAGTTAGGAGTCATCAATGAGCACATCTGTAGATACATATAAATTATTGTATAATCAACGCAAATCTGCTAACGATCTTCCGTTGGATGTTTCGTTTGAAATACAACAACGAAAAGAGATAGTTGCTGGACAAATTACTCTATGGAAAAACAAACAAAATCATCAAGAAGTTCTAGACAAACTTGAGGCATTAGAACGTGCTCATGAAGAATATTCCCTCTCGGTAAATAACTTACGCTCTAATATTAATAATGTAGTGTTTGCCAGAGAACGTAGCATTCTTCAGAAAGATTATGCACGGTTTGCTGAAGACAGTGTAAGAACTAATGATAACTACACTTCCGAAGTTATAACACGCCAACAATATATCTCCAGTGAGTTTGACAGTCGGGTCTCTGGATTAATACAGCAACATGTTTCCTGGGAATATCCTAGTTTAGAAGTTAACCCTGCTGATGCAAGGTATTCTATTGCTATGAATGCGGCAGACCCCCAGTATGCAATATGCATTAACGATGAGATATCACAAATAGTAAAGTCAAAATTTAACGAGTATTATGCAACTCGTAGATTAAGAATTTACGATAAGGTTGCCGACATTCCTAAAAATCAAGTTGGATTTGCGACATGTATCAATATGTTTGAATACATGCCGCTTGATCCTATTAAAGACATTACAAAGCAGGTATTTAATTGTTTGCGCCCAGGCGGAAAGTTTTTGCTTTCGTACAATAACTGTAATCATGCTAGGGGTATATCATTATTAAACTATGATTTTAGAAGCCTTAATACAAGAGAACTCATGGAAAGCCTGCTATACGGTCAAGGATTTGACGTAGTGGCTACTGGTGATAGTGATGACGGTGGATGGTCTTGGTTACTAGTTGCTAAACCAGGAGATCTTACTACACAGAAGTTATCTGCAGGCAGTATCAACATTGTAGAAAAAACATATACCTGGGATGAATTTCCACTTGATATCCAACAATGGATTATGCGTAATAAATTAGATAATCAAACAGCATGGATCAATGCTCTTGCTACTAATTTTGATCACTTGGGCAAACACGGTTTTAAAAATTGGGAAAAATATAATAAATCTATCCGGATTTATATTGCTTCTACCTTCTAAATCGCATATACTTACACTATAATAACTTACAAAAGGACGTTTCGATGAAAGACTACTTACTTGATATCGTGCAGCATACGCACAATCTTGGCTTTATTAGCCTAGTTAAAATTACTGGTGATGATAAAGAAACTACTATTGAAGGATTAGCAGAAGATCGCAGTGTTATCCTCAAAGGCACGTTTCATAAAACAGTGCCAGAATTCATGGGTACATTTGGAATGCCCAACTTAGACAAATTAGGTACTATTCTTAAGATCTCTGAATATGCTAGTGATGCTAAGATTTCCATTAACACACAAGAACGCAACGGTGCAGATGTTCCAGTTGGCATCCACTTTGAGAACGCCGGCGGTGACTTCCAGAACGATTACCGTTTCATGGCTTCAGAGATTGTTAATGACAAACTAAAAAGCGTT